TTCACCTTCTCCGGGTGCTGCATCACCCAGCGAATGGCGTAGACCAGCGCGGTCAGCGCCAGCACGATGAGCGTGATCGGATTCGTCGCGAAGGCGATCGCCGACTGGATCGCGAACACGCCAAGCACGATGCCGAGTGCGATGAGCATCGACTTCACGAGTTCGCCGCCGTCCACGAACTGACTCATCCAGTCGAGGAACTCGCCGCCCTGCTCGACGACGAAGTCGATCGCAATGGCAAAGGCATCGAACGCATCGCCGAGCCATTCCCCGACGGCCTTGCCAACCATCTCGATCGTTTCCTGGTTCTTGTCGAGCCACTCATTGAAGCGCCCGACGGCCTCGGTGATGCGCTCGAACAGCGGCACGCCGACCTTGCCGAGCGAGATCTGCAGCTTGTCCTTGAGCGTCGAGGTGACGCCCGAGAAGCTCGTTCCGAACGCTGCGGCGGCGTCCTTGAATGCATCGCTGCCGAGCGCTTTCTTAACGACTGCCAGGCGACCCTTAGCGTCGAGCTCGCGGAACTGCTCCTCGGACATGTGCACCATGCCGAGGAGCTGCTTTACGAACATCATCCGGTTCGAGACGTTGCCCTGCAGCATCTCGGAGATCTCGAGAGCCGCGTAGCCGGCGCCGCGTCCGCCCGCGAGCACCTTGGCGGCGATCACGCCCTGCTCGGTGATCTGTTTCAGGTCCTCGAGCTTGCCGCCTGTGTTGAACGTGGCCGCCGCGAGCCCCTTGCCGAACTCGAGGATCTCCTGCGTCGTGACGGGCGTCTGCGTCGAGAACTTCTGCCACTCCGCGTAGAGGTCCTTGGCGTGACCCGTCGCCTCCTCGAAGCTCCCGCCGAGCTGGCCCTCGATCATGGCCGCAAGCGAGATCGTCGAGTCCTGGACCTCCTGGTTGAACTTGACGAGATGCTCGTAGCCGAAGTCGGCAGCGAGGTAGGTCAGGTACCCCTTGATGGCGACGCCGGCGGCGTCGAAGGAATGCGCTGCCCTATCGCCTGCGCTCGCCGCGGCATCTCCTGCCTTCGCAGCCGCCGGCGCGACGCCGCCGAGCCCAGCCGCCATCTTCTCGCCCATCGACAAGAAGCGCCCGCTCGCTGCACGCCAGCGGCCATTCGCATCCTGAAAGGCCCCTGCGATGCCGCTCAGCCCACGCTGGGCGTTGCTGATCTGCGCCGTGCCCTGAGCCCACTGGGCGGTGTTGACCCGGAGTCCGAGCGTCGCGAACAGCGCTGCGATTTCTCCGCCGTCAGCCACCGCTGCGCTCCTTGCGCCGCTTCTCGGCGCGCTCACGGGTCTCGTCGCGCGCGTCGAGCAGGAGGTTCAAGAGGTCGACCTCGTTGAGCGACATGGCCTTGACGTTGGTCCATGCCTGCGCCGGGTCATCCGACTCCAGCACGAGGCGGTACCCTAGCCAGTAGCGCTCGTGCTCTGGCTGGAGTCCTCGGAGGGCGAGATCTTCGCCATCAGCGCCTTGGGGTCGAACCCGATCAGGCCGAGTCCGTCCAAAAAACCCGCGAACGACACCTCCAGCGCAAGCGTGACGGCGGGGAAGATGTACTTCTGGCGGCCAGTGAACGCGTTGTTCAGCGCGTCCTTGCCCTTCAGGTCATACGTCCCGGCTCCCTCGCCCCGCGCGATGAGCGTCGTCCTCTTGAGGAGCCGCTCGAGGTACGACGTGAGCTTGCCGCTCATCAGCTCGCGCGCGAACATCGCCAGCGCGTCGCCGACCATGATGCGCCCGCGCTGGGCTGCGCCGCCGGCCGGCGCGACGATCGCCGTCATGTCGGCTAGGAGGTCGGTAGCGTCGCAGAACAGGAGCTCGGTGGAGATGATTTCCACCGAGCCATCATCGGAGCGCCAGGTCTTCTGGCCGGCCGTCGTGCCCATGTTCTTCGCCGCGCTCACTGGTCACCTCCGGCCTGCATCACCATCTGGTCGGTGATGAACGTCCACTCCATGCCGATGATCTTGTTGCCGCGCTTGACGTCAGCGTGTTTCTGGATCGCCGTGTTCACGCCGATGATGAGCGTGCCGTCGTTGAGGTCCTCGAGCTGGAACGGCGCGATGACGCGGGCGTTGTGCGCGATGGACAGCTCGCGGTTCGTCGGCGACTCCTGCGAGAGCGTGATCTTGAACGTCCCGCTCTCGTTGGCGTTGAACACGAACGTTGCGAAGCCCTGGCTGCCGACGTGGAGCTCCACCGCGTTCTCTTGGCGGGCGGCGCCGGCGAACTCACCATCCATCACGCCCTGCAGGCGGATCGGCCCCCAGCTCGTCGCCGTCTGCTTTGGATCGAAGGTCGGCATCTACATGCGCTCCTAGAAGGTGAGGTTGACGTCGACGGGGATTACGGTGTGGACCGCACCCGCGAATGACCCGCTCAGCACGAGGCCGGGGAGGTTGCGGTTGTCGAGGTCGGCCTGCGGGATGTCGTCGAAGTTCGGCTTCGTCACGGTCGCCCCAGCGCGCAGCACGCCCTGCGTGATGGCCTGCGCCGCGAACCCGCGCGCCGCTTGCGCGAGCTGCGAAGTACCCTCCGGCGTCTGGGGCACGATGTCATTGCCGACCAGCACGCCGAGGAGTGCCTTCTGCAGCCCGTCCGACAGGAAGTCGGCGTTGCGGCGGATGTCGATGAACTTGTAGACCGCCGAGAAGACGAACGACTCCCAGAAGAACGGCCGGTCCGTCGCGACCTGCTCGTAGCTGTTCATGCGCCGGCCGCCGGGCGTACCAGGGATGCCGCGTAGCCTGACCTTATGCGAATCGGTCAGCGTGACGGGCGTGACGAGCTCGAGCGTCTTGAACTTCGCGGTCGCCTTGCCAGGGTCGGTCGGTAGCCAGCGCCCCATGATGCCGGCGGCTAGGAAGTTCGCCGGCGATGGGTGGTAGCATCCCATGCTCGCCGCGTACCCGGCCGACAGGCTCTGCGCGCCGACATCGGTGCCGCCGCTCACATCGGTCGTTACGCATGCCGAATCGCACGTGTCCCACGCGTAGGTGCGCCCGTTCACCTCCACCCACGCCTCAGCATCCTGAACATACGCCGAGCTATTGTAGTTCGTGAGCAGCGTGTACCAGCCCTGGTCGGCCTTGAGGATCGCGTCGAGGTCGGCGGTTAGCAGCACGTTGCTCGGCGATGCGTGGGTCTGCGCGATGCTCATGACGTCTGGGTCGTCGATGGAGAGCGATGCCCACGACGTTCCGGCCGTCGCCACCGCGCGGAGCTTGTCGGTCTGCCCGGCCCCAGCGATCTGCGACACCGTGAAGTTCGAGCCCAGCACCGTGGCGAGCCCGGCCACGAGCTGCGCGATGATGACGTCGTTGACGCCGCGCTGGAGCGTGTGGGTTCCCGAGCCGGCCGCGGTGATGTCGATCGCGGTGTTCGCGAGCGCGTTGGCCTTCGAGGTCGCCAGCTTATAGCTGTTGACGTCGACGGCGATGATGAAGACGTTGGTGTCGACGGCGATCCCGGTGCCGGTCGGCAACGTGCCAGTGGTTGACAGCCTGAACGGCCCATCCCCCGTGGCCATGCCGTGGCCGGGCTCGGAGATGGTATCGGTCGCCGTGTTGACGTCGCCCACCGCGAACGGCAGATCGGCAAGCGCGAGGTAGCTCGCAACGCCGTCGGCGAAGCCGCGGCCCTTGGCCGTGATCTCGTAGAGCTGACCGACCTGTACGGCCGAGATCCCGATGTCGTACTGCTGCAGCACCGTGCCCGCGGCGCGCCCAATCGCGATCAGCCGCGGGTGCGGCTGCTGCGCGAAGATCACCGCCGCGGCGCGCGCCTCCGGGCCATCGACCGGGAAGTCGGCGATGACCGCGGCGAGGGAGCTGTAGTAGCGGATCCGCTGCACGAACGACGCGGTGTGGCTCAGGATGAGCGGGATGCCGAAGCCCTGCCGCGCGAGCCCGGAGCTCTGGATCGTCAGGTTGATGACTACGTGGTCGGTCGCGGCGCCCATGAGGACAGGGTCGCCGTGGGGAGCCGGGCGGTCGAAAAGCCGCGCGCGGTACGGGCGGTCAGGTATGGTGGCTAGGATGCCACCACGTATGCTCGCTACGCTTCTGGAGACGACCGACAACCCAGCGCCGAAGCCCGGCGACCTCGTAGTTGTCGAGGTCCCGCTCAACTGCACCATTCACAGCGCGGACGCCGCGCGGCTCGCCAGCTTGCGGGTTGCGGCTCGCGAGCTTCGCGACGCCATCAAGACTGGAAAGAGCGAGGCCGTCATTCTCCGTCTCGCCTACGGGGTGTCCGAGTTCGCCGACGTCACCGACGCTGACGCCAGAAGTATCGTCGACGTGCGCATCATCTCGACTACGGAGGCGTCCCGATGACCCGCTACGCCTGTCGCAACACGACCTGCCCGCTCCGCGCCCCGGTCGCCGCGGACGCACCGCCGACCTGCTACACGTGCGGCGCGCCGATGAGCATCGATCTTGATCTTGCAGCATCGCTGGCTGAAGCCATCAGCGCAGACGCTATTCGCGGGACGTTCGGCGGCCCGGCCGCGCTCCTTGCGCCGCTTGTCGACGCCTGCCCATCGTGCCCGCACACCGAGTGCTCGTGCGACTGCACGACCTGCGAGGCAGCACACGCGACCAAGCGCCCGCCGTGCCCGTGTCGCTCATGTACGACGCTGCGCATGCGGACCGCGCCTGTCGACTGGATGTCAGAGACATCCGGTGAACGAATTGTCAACGGCGCGGTATGGCAGGAAACCGCTGGCGGCCTGGGCTTCGATCCCGA